TTCTTTTTGCGATCTGTTTCTTTTTGGAGGAGAAGCTTGCGAGTATGACCTCATGAGATGTTTAGCACCAGCAGGTGTATCTACCGTGAATGGAGAATAGTCTTCTGGGATTGGTGTTGAGATATGCAGTCTTCCTTGACAACGAATTCGCAGGTAAAGATACGTTCCACTTCCTCCCGGCGTAGCTCGCATTTCAACAAAAAACTTGTTTTTGGAAGCTAGGTTTGATAAACGAGGAACACCAATAGCAGAAAGATTGGCTGGATCTGCACCAAGAATATAGAAACCTCTGTGGTCGTTTTCTTTTCCACCAACTTGTGCATAATACACACCTTTTTGTGAATAAAGCGTTGTCATAAACTTTGCATGCGCAAGAACGTTGATGTTCAAGGCTTCGAGCAATCCTCGTTCTTGTGCGGCTGCCCACGCCAATCGTGTGCATTTTAAACCATCTCCTGCAACGTTGTAAGCTTCGCCATCCTTTGTTTCTCTGAACTTTTTACCTTTTACGATATACGTTCCTGCTGCAAAGTTTTTAAGAAATCTCCGCAAACGTTTCAACGCTCCACCGGTTCCAAGAGCAGCTTCAAGTACAGCTTTCATTTCATCATGAACCTTTATCATGACTCTGCTTGTGCCAAGATCAGAAAGAAAACGTATATTTTTTGGATCGCTGATATCCCAGCTACTTCCACCGAGTTGCGCTTTGAAATCTTTTTTGATTTCCAATCTATATGGACCAACGACATTACCTTCATTATCTTTTAGAGAGAATGCGGCATCCACACTATGACGATCAGAACCTGCCCCAGCAATTGATTTAGGACTCATTCCAGCAGCTACAAGAGAAGATATGACTTGCTCCTCGTACCCAGCTCCTTCGTTCTCATATTCTTCGTATAAAAGATCTTCAAGTAGGATCATAATAACAAAACACCTTACACTATACATAGTAAGTTATAATTCATAGGAGTTACAAACATGAAAATCTGGCCAAGTATTGAACGAACTTATCATAAACGAAAAGATGGTTATTACCAAGAGGTTGTCAGTCATTTTGTTCATTTCCAAGATGCGTCTGGGAATACGCAAACAAAACTTGACAATCAAACTCTTGGTGGTGTGTTTACCGAGAACTATACCCACAATTCATTTAGCGGTGTTGTGACGTTTATTGAAAACGGACAAGAAAAACGTCTTGTTGCTGTGGAGAAGTAAAACCGTTAGCCCAGCAGGATTTTTTTACCTTGTGTTGGTTGTTGATTGTTAACAATCAACTTACTGTCTTCGATAGTATCTTTGCACTCGCTAATCACTTTAACGATTTTCATCATGGAATCACGATTCTCTAGTTCGAGTGCTAGAAGATAAATCAGATAAAGCTTCATACGTTGTGAAACGCCATATTGATTAATTGTTTTTACAATACCTCGGCATTCCATACGTTTTTCTTTTGATAGTTTGGTTTCAACATAGTTTGGAACAACATATGCTTCACCTTCAACTGTTTCGTTTTCATCTGTAAGCATACCATCAAAATTGCCTTCGTTACTCATACATCCTCCGTTGAGAAGTTTTCAATTCTCCAAAGTGTTTTCCCAGCCATTAACAAATATTTTCCCTGTGTATCTTCACCGTGAGTTTCTTTATATAAGATCACGGGTCGATCCCATTTTTCGTTTTGATAATTAAACTGTATTTGTTGCCATGCTGGCGTGTCAAGTTCATATTTGACCAACAAACCAACAAGTTTTTCTGGTAAGCTTGTTTTGATTTCTTCGATGTCTGGAACCAAATGACTGTCTTCTTTTTTTATTCTTTCAGAAGTGTTTACTTCGGTTACTTTATGGATTGCACCACAGTTGTTGCATCTAGCATATGAAGGCTTGATTGCACCATCTGGGCTGATTACAGAAAACACAACAAACTTATGAAAAACAGGAGGATCGTGTTCTTCATATTGACGAAGAACACAATTACACGTTATTAGATGTTTGATTGATTCAAGCATAACGACAGCAGACTGCCAAAAACAATAATAGAAACGTTGGAATCAAGCGTGAACTTCTGCTGTCTTTTTGTTTTTTGGGAAGGTAGCTTTTGGGGCTACCGATTCGGTAGGGTTTTCATCGCCTGCATATGCATCAAGCTCACGTTTGATGTGTGCATGAAAAGAATCAATATTCTTAAGTTCGAACTCAGTAATCGAGATCTGGACTAGTCTAAGAATATGAGTAAGCACATCATGATCGATAGGCAAATTTTCTTTGCGAGCTTGCAATTGTATCCGATCAAATACTCCTTCTGATATTGAATGAATCAGTCGATGTACTTCACGTTCGATAGTTGAATCAAGTTTTACTCTTTGTGGATCGCTCATATATTGTCTCCGTGTTGCTTATTCTTTTTATGAATATATGATAATGTATTGCTACTTGCTATGCTTATTTGCAATCCCAGAAGAAACAAAACTCCATGGTTTAAGAACACCCTCAAATCCAGAAGACGTAACATATCCTCGTAACTGGTCTGAAAACAAACTAGTAACTTCCCCAGCGTCAGGTGGAGAAGCATCGATATGAATAACTGGAACTTTGCCCGTTGTCTCTTGTATTTTGGTTGCGAGTTCAATTGCAAGAGTTACCTCGTAAAACATACGTGCTTTAACTTTAACAGGATATGCTCCCTTGAACTCTCTGCGATTTTGTTGTGAACTAGAATAATAATAAAAACCACCACGGCCCTTGCGATACACACAAACAACAGTAATGAATCGATATTCGTGACCATGAAGGTGTGAATCTACACCTACAATCAACTCATAGTCAGTCGCATACATCGGATAGCTTTCCTTTATCCAAGCATACATCTCTTCATCAGTTATAACGTTACCATCTGCGTCGTTCCAAGTTCTCATAATGTTTTACATTATCACAATCAAATCGATTTTTATAGGTTTTCTTTTGGTAATCGCTACAATTGGCTCTTCCCCAGCGAGGCGTTTTAAAAATTATCTCGCTTTTTGCCACGTATTTGGTTTGTTTTTCGTCTTTACGAGGAAGTTTGTAACGACGTATTGGCACAAATATTCTCGGCACATTTTGGGTCTAACTTCATAAATCTGACATTTATACGTTGTTGGATTCATAAACTTGCACACATAACGTGGACCAAGAACCTGAAAACGTAAAAAAGGGTAAGCTTTTTTATCTCTGAACACTGCATTGTTTGGTGCATCTTTAAACAAAGTATCACCAATTACAACACCTTCTTCGTAATCGATCACAATATCTTGTCTAGAAAAGTTCATACCTTTCTTACGGAACCATTTTACAATATCTTTGATCCACTCTTCGTCAAGTGGACCAAGTACATGTTCCATGTCAACTGGATCTAAATGACAACATCCACCTTTCAAACCGGGTACACCACAACAATTACCAAGACAAGTGTTCATCGCAACTTCGTCGGTAAAATGTTTGCGCTGATCTACCGGTTTACTTTCCCACTCTGGGGCGTGATTGATGTTCAATACAGGCAAATAATACTTGTCACGATAGTCTTTTTCGTTGTTGGGATCAAGCTCTTTTTCTTTAATGAATTTATCACGAGCAGGAGATTTAGCCACAGCAGCAATCTCGGCTTTCTCTTCCGCTGTGCGTTGTTTATCAAGCTCGACTAGATCCTCCAGCGAGATCATTTTCTTTTGTTTAATATGCATGACATGTCTAGCATAACGCACACAAATCAGATTTCTAAAACGTTTTGTTTATAAGTCGCTACTTATAAACAAAATCTGGAGTTATCATGACAACCTTAAAGCAAGCATATTCTAAGCATCAATCAAACCGTCTAATGGAAGCGAGATTAAGTCTTCTGGAGAAGGGCGTGTACCCTTTTGATGTTTTTCTCAAAGAGCATTCTGAGGCAATAAACGCCGCAGAGAAAATTGAACAACTGGAGGAGACTGTGAATCGATTCAAGACACAGGTTCCTACGTTGTATATGTTTGTGCAACAAAACTCTTTGGTTCTTCTTGAGGGCAAAGCACAACCAATCGCAATCAAAGCTGCAATGGTCAATTACACATTCATCTGCGAAGCGTTAAACAAGTGTGTTCATGAAGCCGTCAAACATATTGTGACCAAAGTTCCAGCAAACAAATCTTTGTTTTCAACATACAAACATGATGCCACTCAGCTTTTAGAGTTTTGTATCAAGAAAGCACAAGCCTATAAACTCATGGAAGGTAATGTCGATCCAATCGTAAAAACCCTTGCAGTTGAACTTGCAAATCTTTCAACAAATGAGCTGAGAACGCTTTGCGAAAGCGTACCAGCGATGCGTTTGTATGTCTCAAACGATGTTTATAATCAACTCACAAAAACCATGTTAGATGGTTGACACAATAGCCCCAGAAGCTGTAAAATAACTTCCTGCTAAATTAGCGCCATACATTCCTGCCAAATATAAACCAATACTCGACACAGGCTTGTTGTTCTTAACCATATAGCTGTGCGCACGCTGCCAATCCTCTGTCAAACCGCTTGTATCGATTTCTAATGGCTTGCAAAAGCCATAGGTATACGCAGCCCTACAAGCTCTAATAGCGTTGTCTGCTGGGCCTTTAAACCGGTTTGCTGACCCTTTTGAAATATTGATCTTGACAATGTGTGCAAGTAGGTTTTGCATGCGTTTGGTTGTTAAATCGGTGAGATCGGATATCGATGTGTTTTCTGCCTGATCTTTGCGTCGTGTGTTTAGATAACTCAGATGTGCTAAAACATTACCTCTTGTTTTGCTGTTTTGAATTGTAAGAATTTTGTCAGTAAGAGACACACGCTCAACAGTTGGTAGTTTGTCATAATCAACATACGTTAACATCTCGCCTTTAAGAGTAGACACAACATCACCCCCAGATACCACAGCAATGTCATTAAGCATATTGAGTGCATCTAAAGACTGTTCCAAACGAATAGGCATGATATCAAACCCACCCCTCGTGTTGTTTGCATGCAACGTAGCAATAATCTCTTCAGAAAATCCTTGAGCAATAAACACCAAAGGAATCTTAGTCTCAAAACTCTTCGACAAAATTTTGTCTAGCTCACTTACCCTTTCAACCATACCATCAACAAGCAATATTTTGACATCGCTTCTTAGCCATGTCCCAAACTGAGGAATAAAACCATTAAATGGGTACATTTTGAAGTTATAACCAAACTGAAGTTCAACTAACGTATTTGGCTGGTCATGCTCCTCTAGCACAATATTACCTTCAATTCCAGCCAGTTTTGTAGCTTCTTTAACTGCCGTAGCTATATACAAGTCAGCAGTAATGTCATCGATTAAATCAGAGACAAGTTGTGAAGTAGCTGGATAGCAAGACTTCAATATTGTTTGAAGGTATTTCCCTCCTTCTCCTTGGTTGTGTTCCACTACTTCTTTATGTGTTATGTTTTCTTTTTTTACAAGATGGTATGCATGAGAGATAAACGATCGAAGAAACAAACCGCTCGTATTATGGCATTTAAGTTCTAGCTGAAAACACGTTTGAAGCAGTTCTTGGTACAGCATGCGTTCCCAAGGATTTTCTGGAGTTAAAAGCTTTGCTATAAGCTGATAAGAGTCTTTTTGCAAATAGGTTTGATTTTGTTGAGAAATAGCAAGGGTTATTATATCTAGATTATTTTCAAGCTTTTGAAGGGTTTGAAGCAAGTTTTTTTGAGTGGACATTTTCTCGACAAAAGTGTTGTGGTTCATTAGATATCCTTTTATTTAAAGTATATTTATAACGAAGAGGTGATCTAATGGCTACGAGTTCCGAACGAGAATTACTTGAGATGCTCGTCAAGAAAATGGGGGAAAGCTCTGCCCTCAACGGCGGCTTCGAAAAGTTATGCATAATGATCGAACACATTCAAGAAGAGCAAACCAAAAGTGGAATAAAACTCGACAAGGTTTCGGAAGCCCTCTATGATCCAAACAATGGATTATTTTCCCGTGTAAAAGCTATAGAGTCAAAGCTAGACACCAACATCGAAAACTTGAATCGTAAGGTTGACAATATTCCTGATGTAAAGGATGATGTTGATGACCTAAAAAAATTTCAAGCGGCAGTGGAGAGCATTGCGGGAAAGCAGCTAGAAGAACTAAACGAACTCGTGAAGCTGCGTAAAAACCTCGCCCACGTTTATTGGGCACTTGCTCTTTCTGCCGCTGCTGCATTCCTGTCGATGCTTTTTAACCTCTGGAAGCACACAAATTAGCCCTCACGCCTATACAAACGCCAAACCCCACGCCACCATATTGTATAAACCCTCATTTCAAGGAGAAAACAATCATGAGCGATTCACGTTTAACATTAGATGTTTGGTCAGAGTTCAAGGTTCTCGTAGAAGCAGTAGAAGCCGACGTACACAAGAACGCAACGAAGGGCAACCATTCGGCGGGCGTTCGTGTACGTAAGGGTGTACGCAAGCTTCGTCTTCTCGGAGCCGAACTTATCAAGGCAACCCTTGCTGCTGATGAAGCTCGCAAGGCCGAAAAGCTAGCTAAGTCCGAATGACTAATCTTTTCAATTCGAAAGTATGATAATAAAAAGGGCAGCAGGAAGCTGCCCTTTTTTGTTGCTAAACTACTTAGGACTAGATATGAAAAAAACATACATTCTCGATACAAACGTTTTGCTTTCTGATGCTAATAGCTTGTTTGGATTCGAAGAGCACGATCTGGTTCTTCCATTGATTGTTCTCGAAGAACTTGATCGGCACAAAGATCGACAAGATGAAGTAGGCCGAAATGCTCGTGAATTCGTGCGTAAACTCGCAGATCTCACAAAAGTAAACAAGGATTTCAAAGCAGGCATTCCACTTGGAAAAAAACTCGGAACCCTAAAAATCCTTTCAATCGAAGACATCGCCCCAGATAACGTTCCTCATAAACTTCCAATCGAAATGGAAACCAAAAAGAGCGGCGATAACATTATTGCTCAATTTTGTGTGAATTATATTGCAAGCAACTCAACAGAGACCGTTGCTTTAGTCACTCGTGATACCATCCTGCGGCTTAAAGCACAATCGTTGGGCGTTGCATGTGAAGATTACCGCAAGTTTAATGTTGCCTCTTCTGTAGGGGCTCTATATTCGGGCGTTAAAGTGGTTGAGCGAGAAGATATAAACGTCGATGAGTTTTATGCGACCGATGGTTATGTTCTCCCAGAAGATCTTGCAGCAGACATGTTTCCCAATCAATTTGTCATTCTTAAGAATGGTCAAAAATCTGCTATGGCACGCTTTATAAACAAAACATCGCCGTTAAAGAAATTAGCAGAAATTCAGAGTAAGCTTACCGCAAGAAACAAAGAACAAGAATTTGCCAGAGAATTACTATACGATCCAACAATTAAATTGGTAACCCTTGCAGGACAAGCCGGAACTGGAAAAACTCTTTGTGCGATCGATGCAGGTCTGGAGCAAGTTTTAAACACAAAAACGTATAATTCTCTTGTTATTTGTCGTCCTGTTATGCCACTTGGCAAAGACATTGGTTTTCTCCCCGGCGATTTAAATGAAAAACTCGAACCTTGGCTCGCACCAATCAAGGATAACCTTCGTTTTCTTCTTGGAGCCTATAACACAAATCCTTCCGCTCCTAGCAGTAAACGTACTAGCAAGTTTGCAGGGAACGTTCGCAAAACCAAATTTGATGAGCAGGTACTTCAAAGTTATTTCGATGAAGGTATTATCGAAGTTCAAGCTCTTACCTTTATTCGTGGTCGCTCCATCGCTAATGCTTACATCATCATCGATGAAACACAAAACACAAACCTGCACGAGATCAAAACCATTCTTACTCGTGTAGGCGAAAACACCAAGATTGTTCTCACTGGAGATCCTGAACAAATTGACAACACGTATGTTGACAGCGTAAGCAATGGTTTGTCAATTGTTGCCGAACGTTTTAAAACACATTCAATTGCCGGTCATGTTCAACTCATCAAAGGTGAACGTTCAGCTTTGGCAACGCTCGCATCAAGCACGCTTTAAAGCCAAAGCGTGTCTCCACTGTAATGTACAGCGTTTATAAAAAAGAGCCATATACTTAACTGTATAGAATATGGCCGGTTTTAATCCAAATAGAAAAAAGAAAACATATTCATTACAACGTTCGCAGCCATCAAAAATCGTTGCAACCGTTGTTGATGGTAAGGTTGAATATTTTGACGAAACGTTAACGGCAGTTGACAATCCGTATTATGTTTTAAATCAAACGGTTAGTCAAGGTATAGCTCCATCCCCACCGCCCGTTCTTGCTGAATATGACGAAGATGTAATCGATTTTCTTTGGACAGATACCCAATCCGCAACATTCAACTTAACAGGAGGATTCTCTAGTGTTCCATATTTGACACTGGAGGTTCTCCCGGCGGAAGGATTTGAGAACATAGCATTTTTTGCTAGCAATCTTTCGACAAACGGTTTCACTGCAAACGTTTCAGCGCCGTTTAGCGGTCAGTTGGTTTATAGAGCGTTGGTTACACCATCGTTCCCAGTCATCATTGAACGTATTGTTGTTAGCAGTTCGTTTTATTATACGGCCTCTGCTGGTATTTTACCAGCCAGTTCGAATGACACGTTTGTTGCAACGTATACTTCTGTTGATGGTGTTAACCCACCCGACCATATATTCTTTACACCAGTGGACGATGACAACAATGGAGATGCAGGTGTAGCTCTTGAAGAAACTGGATCAATGACAGCAACTTCGACGGCATTATCCTATTCAGCACCAGTATATAACTCTATACACTATCTTGTAGTTAAGTCCTAGAACTTGGAGAGATGTTATAATGGCATACGATTTTAGAGCAAATCAAATACGACTAAACCGAATCATCTCCTCTGGTTCCGTTCCAATCTTAATATATCCATCTAGTAGCGCAGCAGACTTTTCTGGGAATCTTGTTCCAAGTTTTTCAACAGCATCGATTGGCACCGACGTATTCTTCTTTATTTCCGGAAGCTCTACTGCCAAAACTGTTTTCGGTGGCGATATCCTAACCTCTGGGTCATTCCGTTCACTCAAAGGAATAACCGGCTCCGTTCGGTACACCGATACCGCCAGCACACCTTTTATAATTGGTGGTTCAGATGTAACTGTAAACTATAACTCTCTTGGACAATGGGAAATCTCGGGCTCAGAAGCTAATTTCTTTACATCCCCAAGTAACGGTATAGTTCAAACAACCGGATCACTGTTTGTTGCTGGTTTATCCTCCTCTGGCGGAGCACAAATAACCGGTAGTTTAGAAGTCCTAGGAGGAATAACAGGATCTCTGAGTGGTACCACTTCTGGGAATCCCTTTATTGTTGCTGGTCCAAACATAACCGCAAGCTACAACTCTCTTGGACAATGGGAGATAACCGGTTCTGCGGTCGGCGGCACAAACAATGATTTCTTTTTCTCCAGTACAGCCAATATCATCGAAGGTTCTGGGTCTCTTTATATATCTGGTGCTCTAAGGACAACAACACTCTCTGCATCGATTGGAGCGTTTATCACAGGAAGTGTAGTTCAAGGTACAGGTGGAACTGCATCTGGTTTGTATTCACACGCAGAAGGATATCAAACACAAGCTACTGGGCTAGCTTCTCACGCAGAAGGAAGCACAACAGTTGCTAGTGGAGATTATTCTCACGCAGAAGGTATATCAACAAACGCAACAGGTCTTTATTCTCACGCAGAAGGTAATTCAACTTATGCTACAGACGATGGTGCTCACGCAGAAGGTGAACAAACAACAGCCAGCGGTCGCTATTCTCATGCTGCTGGCTATAATACTACGGCAGCAGGAGATTACTCATATGCTGGAGGAACTGACACCGAAGCATTTGCGAATAATCAAACGGCTATTGGCAAGTATAACATTTTAGGTAACTCCACTAGTTTGTTTGTTGTTGGTGATGGTTTAAACACAGGAAATCGTCATGACGTGCTCAGAGTTAACAGTGGTTCTATAGAAGTAACCGGTTCACTAGTTGCAACTCAAACATTATCGGCAAGCATTGTCAGTGCATCATATGTTCGTGCAAATGGATTCGATATAACACCAATTTTAGGACAGCTTACAATTGGTGGAGACAATACGAACAGAGCAAGTGGTTCAATATCTGGTTTGTTTGAATCTGGTTCTCTTATGACTCCCGGCAGTATTGGGAAGTTCGATGTGGAAGTTCTCGCCATGGATTATAACTTCGAAACAGGAGCCAGTTGGAAATTCACAATCACTGCTCTTTGGCCTTATAGCGGAAACTTCACATTTATTGCATCAACGGAACTAGCAGCAGAATATGGTCCATCGGCGGGTTCATATAACCCAGCAGTTGAGTGGGATGTTAACTTCAACAATCTTGGACAGATTGAGCTCACAGGCTCAACGCCTGCATTTCCTATGGGTGGAACCAGTTTCTATGTACAAGTTACGAAAAAAATGATTGGTGGCTATGCAACCATTATTGCATAGTTAAGACGAACTTATTCCTCTATTTATAGTGTGTCCATAAAAATCATGTGGACCACAAAGAGGAGATAACTGTCATGGCTATTAAACGTAAAACTCATTTGAATCTAAGTGGTTCCCACCATACCTTAGATTCAGACAATGCATTTGTTGGTGGATTTTTATACACAACAGGCTCAATTTCAGCTTCTTTAGGTATTAGCGCCTCTGCTGGATTCCAAGCCGGTGGTGCATCTACATTCAAAGCTGCTACCTTTGGTGGTTATGTCAGTGCATCAAACTATATTGCCACTGCAAACAACTTGCAAGTTGGACAAAATGCATATGTAACTGGCTCCGTGCAAGTAACCGGTTCTGTGTTTGCTCAAAACACTGTATCTGCTTCTCAAGGTATTTTTACACAACTAACCGGTTCTCTCAGTGGAACAACAGCAGGTTTACCATTCCTTGTGAATGGTGGAAACATGGCCGGTGTAAATTATAATGATGCAACCGGACAATGGGAAATCACAGGATCGACAGGCACAAGCGTTGCAGGTGCTAACGCACAAATTCAATTCAACGCTGATGGTGTGCACGGCGCCAGCTCTGACCTTATATTTTACTCAGCAAGTTTCGGGCAATATCCTGCTGGAACTCTTGCTGTTCCGACTGCTTCAATAGGTGATACACTTTTTGTTCAGGGAATTAATGTAACACCACTTTATAAGAACACTAGCTCATCTGGTCCCGGCGGAACAACAAATATTGCATCCGCAGATTTTCTTACATTTACAGATTTTCTTGGTCAAACACTTGGAAACTACTCGATTGCTGCATACGATTTTACAATCGTTGCTGTTTCACAAACCTCAGACGACTATGCATCATGGAACTTTACCACAACAGGCATCAAAAATTCCACAGGCGCAACAAAACTTATTGACTATCTCGAAGTATCTCAAGGTAGCTCCGGTTCGGATGGTGATACATGGGCCGTTAACGTATATGATGATCTCTCAGTAGGTCTTACCGGCTCAACATCAGTAACCGTTCAATGGTGGATGAAAGCTTCGATGAAAGCTGCTCTGTCCGGTTCTGGTAACACAAGATACTAAGCTGTAGTCAAATATAAAACACCCATAACGTTGTACTTATGGGCATGACTATACCTCAAAGCAAACCTCTCCTAATCAATCTAAACGTCAACAATAAGACATACGATTTGCCTACCACGGCTAGTGCCGTAGGTATAGATCTCAACACAGGCAAACAGTTATACTACAGCACCAGTTCTTTCGATTGGGCAACACTAGAAACCATAACAGCAAGTTATGGCATTTTCTCTCAAAATCTCACAGCTTCAAATTTGTATCTAACTGGTAATCCCGGTCGCATAACAAACGAAGTTGGGCCGCTAATCATAGCTAGTTCTATTGGTATTACAACAAGTGGTTCTATTATCTTCTCTGGCTCACGTTCTTCTCTTGGAACAGAACAAACTTCTGTTCTTGTTAACGGCGATATTTTTGTTTCTGGCGGTGTAGGAACAAACGATTATCTCCAGTTAAAACCAGTAAACCTTTTGCGCATACCAACCAACACAACAGCAAGCTACATTTATACTTCTGGTAGTACAAACGATCTTTATTTCACTCAGTATAGTGGACCTTATACAAACACAACACGCTTGCGTTGGTTGGAGGGAGTTCTTGCATCAGGTCTTTTAAATGGTGGGGTTCTTTCAACAGTAAATGGAACAACAGCTTTTTCTGTTACATCTGGATCTGGTATCATTGTAAGCTATAATGCATCAACAACAACCGATCCATATCCAACCATTCAAAAAGTTGATTGGCCAACATATACAAGCCAATCATTAACTTATAGCTCAAGCGCACAGATCACATATATTGTAATAAATCCATCAAACAATCAAATCATTCAACAAACAACTCCATTTATTGATGGAGACTATGAACAATATTTTATTCTTGGCCGTATTTTGCATCAAACTAGTTCTGTCACGAACGGCGCAGTAACATCCCCGTTTGTTTCATATGCAAGAACTACATCACACGATCAGTTCGTTCGTAGTTTTGGAGCTTTGAAGCTTCTTGGGCATGTTCTTGCTGCTTCTGGATCGACTCTTAGTTTGACAAAAACAGGCGGAGATTCTTACTATCAAGGTAGAAACTACACTGTAAATCCAAGCAATCCAGATTACGTTAAATCAACATCTGATTATTCTCTAACAACCTCAAAGATATTTTACGAATATGTGAACGGCTCAGGTAATCCAGTTATAAATTCTGGTATAGCAAACGCCGGGTTTACAGTTATCGATCCAGCAAACTACAACGACAACGGAACTCTTACAACTGTTCCCGGTGGCAAATATACAATTCAACGTGTATATTGGTTTCCAAACGCTGTCACAAGAGCTCTTTATGTTTATTATGGTAGTGCCACTTATAACTCTTTAAATACTGCTCAAGCGGGAATAGCAACAGAAGCTTTTACAGAAGGCCAAAATACATTAGATGGAGCTATCTTTGTCGGATATATACTCGTCTATAGCAACGCAACCGACCTATCAAACACAAGTCAAGCAAGATTTATTCAAGGTGGTACATTTCGCAGTGCTGGTGGTGGAGGTGGAGGTGGAGGTGGAGCAGGGGCAACAACTCCGGGTGGTTTAGACACTTATGTACAGTTCAACGATGGATGAAGCACTTTCAATGGTGTTTCTACCTTTACGTTCAACAAAACAACCAATACGCTTTCCACAACAAACATTCAAGTCTCTGGGGTTGTTGGGACGAGCGGAAGTGTAACTCTAGGTGGTGCGTCAAGCGATGCTGTAACAATAACAGGACAACTAACAGCATCCCAAGGCGTCAGTGCTTCAACCAACATAGCAACTGCTGGTAACCTGTATGTTCAAGGTACATCATTTCATACAGGCTCTGCATATTTTGGTGGGGCTGTTGGTCAAACTATTATAAACACAAACGATACCACACAACCGATCTTGTATGTTTCTGGAACAGACACAAGGGGCGGTGCCGGATATTTTAATTTTCTAAAAGCTTCAAACAACTATTCAACAGGAACAAATCGTGACAAATATTTCCGATTGGATAGTGCTGGGGCTATACAAGTTATAAACAACGCATATTCGGCTACTCTATTTGAACTTACTGATACAGGGAACTTAAAAATTCCGGCAGGAAGTTCATACCTAGGCCCAGTAAAAGAACTGTTTGCGACTAAAACCGGTGCAACAGGTGTTGTAACTCATGACTGTGTAACTAGTAGCGTATTCTACCATACAAGTCCGAGTAACAACTGGACTGCAAACCTTACTAATTTGAACTTATCAGCTTCTTATGCAACAACGGTAACCATGGTTATTTCTGAAGGTGTTACGGCATATCTTCCAACTGCGGTTCAAATTGAAGGTTCCGCACAAACGTTAAACTGGCAAGGAAATGTAACTCCTACCGGAACACCAAGCAGAGTCAATATTGTTACATTTAGTATTCTGAATAACGCTGGAACGTACACAGTATTAGGCCAAATTGTATCCTTCTAATGTTGGAGTAGATTTATATGTTTAGTTCATTCAATGGTGCAAATCAAGCTGGCAGAAAATCTGTAGCACGTTTCAGATATTACAGATTTTACGCAACAAAAGTAAGAACTCCCGGTGTTGATGCTGGCTATCCAAACGGAATCATTCATATGAGCGAGTTTATTATGTTGCTTGGTAATACTAGAATCGATTATACTGGTGCAACAGCAACAAATCCCGGTGGAAGTAATCCTGTGGGTGAAGAACCATCAAAAGCTATCGACAACGATCAAGCAACAAAATGGTTAGACTTTGAATTCAACAGTAACCTTTATTCCATTTTACAAGTTGATTTTGGTTCTGTGCGTCAAACTGACGCTTTTCAATATCGTACAGCAAACGACGTAGATGGGAGAGATCCCATCCGCTGGTTAGTTCAAGGCAGCAACGATACTTCTACTTGGTATACTGTTCATGACCAAAACTCTTCGGATGCTACGATCACAGCATCCAGATATACTCTAACTCAAGTTTTCTATTTCAACAAAAACTACTAATTGCTATTTAAATTCGATAGGATTATAACACATGACCATAGACTTTCGTTCTGATCAGATTCAAACAAACAAAATCATCGTAACTGGCAGTACCCCTCAAAAAACCTTATTGATTTACGGTATCGATGCTGATGCGAGCCCAAACAACCAAGGGAATATCGACCCAGCGGTTTTTGATACCACAGTTGTTGGTTCTGATGTTTTCTTGTTTGTGTCGGGTGTTATTGGTGGCAAAGATGGAATTGATCCCGGTATAACAGTTATCGGTGGAGATTTACACATCTCTGGAAACTTGACCATCAATGGAACATACCCCAGCGGGGGTGGAGGAACCAATTTTTTTACCGAGATTGACAGCACACATATTTACACAACTAGTTCGGTTCGTGTTGCTGAACTGAGTGCTTCACTCGGAGCAATCATTACAGGCAGTGTAGTGCAAGGTGCAGATGGAACAGCTTCCGGTTTTTATTCTCATGCAGAAGGAGGGCTCTGCACAGCATATGGAGATTATTCTCACGCTGAAGGTACTGGTTCAGTAACATATGGAGACTACGCACACGCTTCTGGTATCAAAACTATAGCTTTTGGCACGGGATCTTATGCTGGTGGATTGTGGACTATTGCTTCTGGTGCCGTTGATGGTGCTCCTATAGCAACATCTCAAACTGCTGTTGGCAAATACAACAAAAGAAACAATACAACTTCCTTGTTTGTTGTAGGTGATGGAACAGGAGATTCTGATGCGTTACGTCATGACGTTTTAAGAGTTGAGTCTGGTTCTGTTCAAGTTACAGGAAGTTTGTTTGTTAATGGAACACAAATAACAGGTACTAGTGGAACTACATTGTACGCTTCAGATGGTGTAGCTTCTTTCGGGACAGGAAATGCATCGATTACTGGTCTTGGTGATGCATCAACGTTTACCTTGTCTGGCTCTGCTTCAAGTATATTTGCGTATAACACATTAGGAGATACAACAGCTCCAAAGATCATTTGGAGCTTGCCAGTAGGCGCTAGAAAAATAACCATGTATACTAGAGTTACTGCTACAAACGGTTGGACAACTTCGGCAAGTAACCGTTATTTTCAAACCGTTTTAAAATATGCTGGTGACGGAGGTGCTCCAACCACTGTGTTGTTCGGTTTTAGCATTAACGGCGGTAGTACTGCATATATTGGTGATAAAAGAACTGGATCTAATCAAGGATCTGGGCCGTATTACTCTGGCCCCGGTTTTTTTGAACTAACAACCACAGACACATGGCTTCGTGTTATTTGGGATTTGGAACAGCAAGTAATGATATATGCTTTTGGGGTGGGTACACATACCACAAAACCTAAACTGTGGAAAACCGGCGGAACCGGTTACATATATGCTACCAGCGCAGGAGGCCCATGGCCAGTATCAGATGATGCACAAATTGTTGCATCTATTGAAAGCTTTGATAGTACCACTCCCGGTTTCACCCTAACAATGCAACCAGAAATCATTGTAGAATAACACAAGGTTTATATCAAGAATATCATGAGCTACGCTTGTAACACGAGCGTAATGACAACACTAGAAACTATCTCCGATATCATCCTAAAAAACGAACTGTATATTCTTCCTCTCTACTCGGTTAGAGATGGAGGCGTATGTTCTTGCGGAAAAGAAGATTGTGCTTCTCCGGGCAAACATCCTCTTTTTCGTTATAATTGGAAAATAATTGCATCGAACAAACCAGAAAAAGTTTTAGGTTGGTTTGAAGCCTACAACAAAATGAACTTTGGTCTTGCCACAGGAAGACTGTCAAAAATTACAAACAAATATCTTGTTGTTATTGATGTTGATGCAACAGAACATCCATTCATCAAAACACTTCCAAATACTTTTTCATATCGAACAGGTAGCGGGGGTCACCATTTTTGGTTCTGGAGCAAATATCCGGTCAAAAACTCTGTATCCCTTCTAGCAAACAAAGTAGATGTGAGAGGAACAGATGGTTATGTTGTTATCCCTCCCAGCAAACATAAAAAGGGAAACTATAACAATATCAATAACGTTGCCATTGCAGATCTACCTCAATCGATTGTCTCTGTGTTGCTTGCCAAACCTCAACCAAAAGTTGTGGCAAAAAAACCAAAATCACAAACATCGTCTGTGCAACATAGCGCATGGGTCACACAACCTATTCCAACAATCAGAGATATGATGCAAACAACGCTTGTTCCGGAAGGTGTAAGAAACGTTGTAATGCATCGACTGCTATCCTCTGATCGTGCTAAAGGTGGACTTAAACCAAACCTAGAAACCAACGCAAAAACTTATCTCAAACGTTTCGAACACCCAGAAACATTCAGAAATGAGTTGGCTGGAATCGTCAACTCCGTTTTGACTTATCCAGCTTATAACAACAATCATGAGAAAATTAACGAGCAATATGTCGCTTGGCTAAAAAAGAACGCAAAAAATAAAATCCCTCCAAAGGATCTGTTGGCTACATTAAACTCCCTCGACAACGAGTTCTTTGGATTATTAGCAGCCTTACCAAGATCAACCAAAGGTTGCTCGCTCGAAGAAATCCTTGCTGCTAGAAAGGCGCATATGCGCTCTAAAGGGCATGTTGATTTTGTCTCCAATTTTAAACCACAATTGCTAGCTAAAAAACTAGTTTCTCTTGGATTCACCAGAACACGAACAGCAAAGCGTAATATTTGGAATGTGGTTTTACCGCAGGAAATAAGCTAAAAATAATACCTTTAGATATTGTTTTTTGCATGTTATACTGTTTATATGAAGTCCAAGAAGACCAAGGCCGTTGCTTCTACCTCTAAGCTTGCGAAGCTCGTTGCATCGCTTGGTGGGTTCACTCGTTCATGCAATGATGTGCGTCATTGCTCACGATGTAACTTGCCTCTTAAAGATCCCGCTTCATGGGAACGTGGTATCGGTCCTGTCTGTGCTCGGAAGGATACGCAAATCTTTGCAAAGACTATTCCTGCAAACTTCACCCTTGCCACCGCACATGCGGTTGGTGTGAAGGTTGCGATGCTGCCTGTTGCTTTGCAACCGGTTTGGAATACCTTGCATGATGCACTCTTTGAGAAGAGCGAATCTGCTATGGCTGCTGGTAGCGGCGATACATTCACCTTCTATTTCTCTGGTGAGGATTGCAGGCAGATTGCGAAAGTCATCGACTTTATGCTTTCTTTTGCGATGGATCGTGATAGCAAGCACCATCTCATTCAAATCGTGAAGCATCTTGGTTTTGTTGGCCTCGCTGGTGTTCTTTCTGGGCAAAGCTCTACCGGTGAAGCAGAGCTCAAGTTTGAGAATGGTAAGCTGTTTCTTACTGGTTCTAGCAACAAAGCTGGTTTCCTCGCTATGCGTGTGATTCCCGGTATCGTTGTTCCTCGCAAGCGTGGTGGTGGAGCGTATGAGGCTCCTGCTGTTCAACATGAAAAATTCATTGCTGCATGCATGGAGTTTTGGCCTTGCTTTGATGGTAAGGTTGACGAGATTGTTGAGCAGTGTAAGGGTTGGATTGCCGCTAATCCTGTGAAGATCGCAGAACAGCGCAAACTTACTGGGAAGCCTGTGGCTAACATCACCAACCGTTCGACGGACTTTACGCTTGGTTTTGCTTGGGATAAAACTGTAACACGTAGGCTTGTTGACGAGATCAAGAGCATTCCTGCGAAGGATCGTTCTTATGATGCTGTGTCCAAACTCTGGGCGATTAACAATCAACACAAGGATAAAGTTGTGAAGCTGTTTGGCGAGCACTATGATATTCTTGAGGTTAACGGTGGTGCGACGCCTCCGCCCGTTAAGAGCTCTTATAAGCCTCGGTATGGTGGACGGGGCTATGGTTTCAATTACTATTACAGCCGCTAAAAAATAAACCACACATGGATTTGGTTTATGTTTCGTGAATGATTACAACCCCAAAAGGAGAATAAACGGATGAATATCGATAGAAGTCGAATCAGGTTTCTTATTACCGAGCTTGAATATCGAGCAAAGACGATTGCTTTTGTATATGCTGGACTGTTTAGTGTTTTTGCTTATGGCCTATCATATGTGACCCTGAATGCCGATGCGACGTTGCTTGATCGTATTTGTTTGGCTCTTGTCGGTGTAGGAATTGGTAGCAGTATTGCTTCAATGCGTAAAGTGGATCTAGAAGTTCATCGCTTGATTTTGCAAGGGCTTCTAGAAGTTGAAGAGCAACCATCAACCCAACCAGAAACACGGCCCGCTCCGGCACCGGCCACAATCGATCAAACGCAACCGAACTCCAACCTAGTTAATGATGCTGTTGCAAAAGTAAAAATTCCGACAGAGCCGAAAGTCCCAGACGTTCCTTCTATAGGAGTTCCAGCGGAAGTTAACGAAGCTTTGAAAGCTGGAAAAACAAGGGGGAAGCCTACAAGACTTCCCCCAAGACGTAAACCTAAGACTGCCCCGCCTGTTCAAGCCTGAGCTATTGTAGTCCGCATCTCTTCCTTAATTTCTTCTGCTTCGGCCAACATTTTATCGATGCTGGCCTCGAAGTTTTTCTTATACTCTGGCGCTAGAACAAGCTTGCCATCTTCGTTTGGCGTTAATTGCACCATACGCATATTGTCGCCGATGCTTGTTCCTGTAAGCAGAGCCATTTGTAGAAGTTTGGCTATTTGGGCAATAAACTCATCGCTTAGATTATAAACTGGTTGACTCATCGTTGGAATCCTCTCTGCTGTATAGCTTGGCAAGCTGCTCTATGATTGTCTTATGTTCATCAGACATATTCTCTGGAATCTCTACGTGTGGAAGTAAAAACAAATCTCCACGTTCTGTTGAATAAGGAGAAGAATAAACTCCCTTGCCTTTGATTTTTATCATTTGGGTTGTAGATTTTAGCGGCGGAAATTTGACGTTGATTTTGGTATCCTCCAACGATTTAATGGAATGCATACCACCTAATACCGCAACGTGGTAAGGAATGCCCACGTTCATTATCAATCGACCCCCAGCGCCTAACTTGATGTTATCCGGATACTGCACAACAATCGATGTTAAAACCGTACCATGTTCGGTGTTGGATTGCAGTTGAGTGTTTGAAAGCATACCTTTTGGTATTTTTATTTTCACTTGTTTGGTTTCTTCTGACCCACCAATTCCCTTGCATCCCTCGCAAGCTTCGTATTTAACTCCTGTTTCTCCACAATTTTGACAACCACTTCCACCACACTTGGTACATCTGCCGCCTTTACCAACCGCCGTCCCAAAGCATTTAATGCATTTGGTGCGAACAGTAATTGGCACCATTCTTTCTTGTTCTTCTAAAGACTCAGCAAGGGTAATAGAAATGTTAGCTTTGAAGCGGGGAAACGCTTGATGGCGGGCTGTGGAGGAAGAGCGGGTGTTAAATCCACCAAATAAATCATCGAACATTACTTCTGGAGAAAAGAATGTATCTTGTCTGGGTATACCGTTTATGTGATCTTGTTGTTGATCGTACCTTAAACGTTGCTGTTGATCCCCAAGTGTTTCGTATGCAGTGTTAACTTCTTTGAATTTTTCTTCTGCCTGCGGATTGTCTGGATTCCGATCTGGGTGGTATTGCAGAGCTTTTGTTCTGAATGCGGCCTTGATTTCTTCTGCTGTTGCTGTTTTCTTTATGCCTAATACTTCGTAAAAGTTCATAGTATTGCTTCCATTGTGAGAAGCGTTCATATATATGAATAGAATGCAAGCCAGTTCGGCCCAAAGACAAAAGATGTCTCGTTATGGCATATGATTTTAGAGCTTCCCAAATACGTACGAACAAGATCATTGCTTCTGGCTCAACAGGAACCAGTGCATCGATCATGCTTTACAGTCATGAAGATGATGGAGTACCGCCCATTCGAGGTAATCTAGATGCATCTTTTGACACATCGGCGATTGGTTCAGACACGTTTCTTTTTGTGTCTGGTTCGGAAGAAAAAAGAACGGTTATAGGTGGTGGTCTTACACTCTCTGGAACAATTCAACCCCTTCAAGGATTGCCTATAGGCGACATAGGAATTACTTCATATGCCGATGGATTGTTCGAAGATTGGGCGGGAAGCACAACAGTCACCACGGCCATACACGAAATTAACCTTGTTTTAAAAGCTCTGGCACCCAGCCGTCCACCGAATTTATCTTCAATATCTTCAAACACAACAGGCGTTACAGCTAAACTTATAGTAGACGACACGCATCCATTTGCAGGCTATACTGCCATTCCTTCTGTTAATGCTGATGAAACTTATGGCAATAACGGAGACATTCTTGGTGTTATAACCAGTGGTACAGATTTGACCGGTTATCTTGCTAGCAACGTTTCATTAGGACCGGGTGAGCCTTATCCTTCATATATAGCAAAAGCTCTGAGCAAAGGAAATCTAGGAACACTTAGATTGTATTTGAATGATGTTATTGTACGTGCAATTGATTTAACAAACCCAAGCGCCGTTAATGATCCGGGTACAGGTTTTGCTTTGTCTGAGGCTTTGCCTGTGTTATTTTCCACAACAGGAATTGCTTTCGATGGTTTCAAGTATCGTACAGGAACATGGCGTATAGCCGCAGCAGATCAAATAAACGGATATAACACTTTTAAAGTGGAGCATTACATCGATGCTTTAAACACGTACACAACGAACACTTTCGAATGGTTTTCTGATGCTGGTGGACCAGCTATCGCATACAACAACGAACAAACATCTGATTTAAGATTTACTGCGACTCGTTATATGTCTGGTGTGAAATATCATACCGCAGGTAATTTTGTGTATGCACTGACAAGCTCGAACGTATACGGCAATAGCGTATATAGCATCAACCCGGTAACCTTTACAACGACATATGGTTTGCAATCGATAAGTTCAGAGGCCATTCCTGCTTCTCTTGGTATACACACAACAGATTTAAACTATGCAAAAAATGTACTGTTTCAAACTTCTGGGGTGCGATTGATTGATGGAAATGTCACAGTTCGAACTGTGACACCAACAGTTTTCTCAGGCAGCGCAACTAGTACCGGTGCAAGCATTAGCGGTTTGTTGATTGACAACGTTAATGATACTGCAACAACAACCAATGAAACATTCACGTCAGAAACTTATCGTTTGCCATCTAACCTAGATTTTTCAGATAAAACGTTGGCAACACCTGTTTGGGATAGCTCGATCTCTCTGCAAACTGGTGGTGCTGGGTACAATGATGGTTTGCAGGTTGCCGAGAGCAGACTAATAAAACCTTATAGGAATTATACAACCATTTCCAATGGCCCAGTAAGCAACGTTGATTATAGTTCTAATATGGGATCTGAGGACAGAACATATTATCGTATGTTTATGGGAACAGATGCATCGGCAAATTTTGTTATGCGTTTAAACGGTTCTGGTGCGGTGATTGTTCACGTTGTCGATATATTTAGTGCAGCCAATCAGATGAAAGTGGAGTTTAGAGCTCCAACACAAACCGGTTGGTTATGCGCATATGATGATTTTGTGAGCGGACAATATAGTGACGGCAGCGGTGGCCGTGCGGCATCATTTGGTGTAGGAAGAGCATTGAACACAAACTGGGGATTGACTATTGGAATAAAAAATATTGTAAATACCAACTATAAAATTTATCTTAGGATAACTGTGCCAAGCAACTTTTCGGGTTATCTATCCAGTATCTCTTTTACGTTTATGTGATGTGAACTAAATGGCGTTATCAGATGCAAACAAAGCCGCTTTAGCTTTTAAAAACACTCAAGGCAAAGCGCATACAGCAACAAACAAAGAACTAGGAAACGAAGAAGAAGAATTTCGTTTTATTGTTGGTGCTGATACTGTTTGGCTCTCTGAAATAACAAACACACCAGATCCGACTCTTGTTGAACAAATTGTTGCAGACCTCGTTGCCGATCCTACATCAAACGGCAAAGCTTATCTAACCTACTATCCAGCCTCCCACCCAACTTCAGCTAGCCAACGACTTTATAACGCCGTTCCTCATTCTTTTGGTAACGCATATGAAGCTGTTATTAGAGCAGCCGACGGAACCAGAATAACTGAATTCGACGCTCGTGATTGGGTTTATCAATATCAGCCCGGTATATTTTTTCAGCAAACAGCAGCAGCTATTCCAGCTCCCGCAACAGCAACTGTATACGTTTACAAAGGCGATACACTTAAAAGCTTGTTGCAATCTGGGAGTGGTTCATTAACCGGTGGTTCTCAACAATGGGAAGTTACAACTCTAACCAGTAGCTCTTCTCCCACATTCACAACAACAGCTTCTGTCGTTATCGCTGGGCCTACCTTTACGCTTACAGGTTCTGGTACCGTATTCAGTAACGAAGTTCTATCGAACTATACAGTAGATCCGGCCACAAAAGAACTCACCATAACCTCCATTTATCCTATGACATGTTCCGTCGCAAATACTGGGACAATCTTTACTCTGACTGTTCCAACAAGTGGAAGATACCTCGATGCAGATATTACCATCCTTGGTAAAACTCCAGACATGAATAAACGTGCCCACTTTAAATACAACATGGTGGCTTATACCTCCGCTTCTGCAATGCATGCAACCGACGAATTAACAGTTCTCCGCCCAGACATAAAAAATGATAGAAATTGGGATTATAACGTCGATATCAATGGCAATGATATACTTTTTACCCTAACTGGTTCCAACCCCGCAACCAACGATCTAATCGATTGGTCACTGCATGGATCATTCCATATCTTATAAATTTTCTAAAACATCTTGTTTTATAGCGTTTTAGAAAAAATCTTCTAGTAAAATGTTTTTCTATACAATATTTATAGGAAGACCACTTTGGTCAAAGTTTGGAGATCAGAAGAGCGACATATAGCAGATATTGGTTTCTGTTGGTAGTTCTTTTGATAACTGAACGATAAGAAGAGGAATAAGATCATGGCAGTTATTAAGCGTTATGCACACATCGATCAAGCTTCAAACGCAACACAAAACGAGCTTGACGCTGCGAATGCACACATCACTGGTTCTCTTTACGCAGGTGGCGCAGCAAACCTCGGCGATACACTCACCGTAGCAGCAGCATCACAACTCAACAGCACCCTCGACGTAATTGGTGCTGTTACAATGGCAGATACACTTGCTGTAACAGGCCAAGCTGACTTCTCAGACAAGGTAGTTGCACAAGGCGACATCTCTGGTAGCGCCGCTCTCTTTATCCAAAACCATGCACAAATCCTTGGCATGGCATACATTGGTGGCGAAGCAACAGTCGCTGGTAACCAATTCGTAATTGGTAACCTTGAAGTACAAGGCCAAATCACAGGTAGCGCACCTGCTCTGTTCGTGCAAGCTGTCAAAATTGAAGGCACAGCAGATATGCATGATGTGCTTCCAAATTCTGACCTAACCTACGATCTAGGTTCAGCATCAAAGCGTTGGGACAACCTCTTTGTTGGTTCAATGCAAGCACTCACAGTATCAGCAGAAGTTCTCTCAGCTTCAGTTGATGCAGATCTCAATGGTACACTTCATGTTGCAGGCCAAGCAGACTTTGCTGGCGCAATGAACGTAACAGGCGCAGCACAATTTTCTTCATCTCTCGGCGTAACCGGTGCCGCAACCCTCGCAAGCACAATCACAGTAGCAGGCGATGCAGATCTTAATAGCAACCTCGACGTAGCAGGCACATCAGATCTCCACGGTGACGTACACATGTACGCCAACGCAGACCTCGATGGCACACTCAACGTAGACGGTCAAGCAGATCTCCAAGCTAAACTAGTTGCACATGATGATGTTGAAGTGCAAGGCGGCCTCACAGTTGCCCTCACAGCAGCAGTAGCAGGCAACTTCTCAGTCAACACCAACAAGTTCACAGTTGCAGCCTCAAGCGGCGACACAGCAGTAGCTGGTGATCTTATTGTTAGCGGCGACCTCACCGTAATGGGTGACCGTATCGAAGCTCAAGTAACAGAACTCAAAATCGAAGACGGTCTCGTAACCCTCATGAGCGGCTCATCAAGCCGTGCAATGTCAAACGACGCCGGTATCGAAGTTGAAGTTGGTGGCGGCGAAATGCCAGCAATCAAGTTCGCAAACGCAGTTGGTGGTGCATCAGGTTCATGGGTTTCAAACCTCGACTGGATTCCAGCCGTCGATCTAACTTATGATCTTGGTGTTCCATCACAACGCTGGCGTGAACTCAACCTCTCTGGTGATGCCAACGTTGGTGGTGATCTCTCAGTAACAGGCGCAGCAAGCGTAGGCGCACTCGATGCATCAAGCCTTGCAGTAGCTGGTGCTGCAACATTTGCAGCAGGCATTGCTGTAACAGGCACAGGCTCATTCTCAGGCGCCATCGATGCAGCTTCAGCCACCCTCGCAGGTGACCTTTCAGCATCAAATGGCATCTTCAGCGCAAACGTTTCAGCAGTAGATGCAACACTTTCTGGTGACCTTTCTGCTGTAAATGGCACATTCAGCGCAGATATCTCAGCAGTAAGCGCATCATTTGATTACCTCGCAGTATCTGGCGCATCAGCACTCCACGCTGTTTCAGCAACAACAATCGATGCAACAAGCGCAACACTCACAGGTGACCTCTCAGCAGTAAATGCAACCCTTTCTGGTGATCTATCAGCAGTAGATGGTACATTCTCTGGTGACCTCTCACTAGTGAGCGCAAGCCTCTCAGGCGACCTAACAGTTGCTAAGGATGCAATCTTCAACGGCACAGCAACCTTTAATGGTACCTTCGCAGTACCGGGAACAGGTTCGTTCGGTGCTCTCGTAGTTGGTGGCGTAAACCTCTCACCAATTTCAGCATCACTCACAACCGTAAACGAACAAAAAGTTTCCGGTCTTGAATTCCCACTCTCAAATGGCGAATTGCTCAAACTCGAAGTAGAAGTTATTGCTAAAGGTTCAGCAGCAGCAGCTTCATTCAAATACACCATCGCTGCTCGTAAAACAGCAGGCGGCATCGATGCAAGCGCAGTTGAACTCGCTAAGGATATCCTTGGTACAACAGCAACAGGCGCCCTCTTCGATGTTGAAGTAACTGAAGACGGCAGCAAAGTTGTTCTTGAAGTGAACAGCACAGGCGTAACAGGCAACGTATACTGGAACATCCAAGTCGTTAAGATGATGAAGATGGCCGCTAACGGTTCAGTAGCATACTGAACAAACTAGTCGGTTTATCTGACTAACTGATAGATCGGGGAGGTATTAATACCTCCCCGATCTTTTTTATCCTCTATGATAGTTTTCTTCTGCAAACGCTTGAAGAGCGACGGCAATTTGTTGCAAGTCTTCTAAACCAAATCCAGTTTCATCATGGCCCATTTTTTCGAATACTACCTCGGGACGATAATGCTTCCCACGATCTTTTGTGTGGTATTCGACATATCGTGCTTTAAATACCCAGGGTCCTCTTGTACCAATAATTTTTTCATTTAGAATGCGCATGTGTGACTCCATCTCTAGGATATTCATTGTGTCGCTTAAGATCACAAGCCGGTGTATTTGGGTTTATTTTTGGCCGGTTCGAACCTCTAAGGAAGTCTTTTTCATTTTGCACTCGCAGTTGTCGAGCTAATTCTTCACCAATACTTGGACCGGGCTGTGGAAATGCTAACGCTTCCCAACGAGCTCGCAGTGTCTCTTCAGGCGGAGTTTCACCTTCGTTGCAGAATGCAACTTCTTTTTCTGTCTCTTGTGTTGATTGTTCTTGTGTTGATTGTTTTTCTGCCAATGAAGCTCTAAGACCTAGAAGGCCATAACCCATAAGATCTGAATAAGCGTCTACCTTTTTTTCTTCTGTACCTTCATAACTTGTAGCAATACGCATTAGCTTGTCAAATACTCTAACAATGCAAAGCATATCTTTATATTGCTCTGGTTTAATACCTTCTGGGTATAACACTCGTAGGAAATCTCCAGCTTTATCAAAGGCTGATCCGTAAGCTTTTTCCTTCTCTGTTACTAGGTCCGCAATTCCTTTTGCTAGTTCTGTGAATGATTTCATTGTCATGTTTAGAACATCCTTTCATATTCTTCTATTGTGTAGTCTACCCCAACTTGATCCGGTTTCTCAAGCAAATACCCTTGTGGGTCGGTGTGCTTTGTTGAACTTATAAGCTCCCAAAGCTCTGGTTTAAACGTAGGAAACAATGTATCTCCACCACACTCTTTGTCAATGGTTGTCAATATCATTTTATCTGCACGTTTAATGAACTGTTGATATACTCCTGCGCCACCAATAATCCATATATTTTCAATCTTATGTTGCAAACATAGCACTCTAGACGCTTTTAAAGCCTCTTGAGGGTTGGTAGCAAGAACTACATCGTTTGGTAGGTATAGATCTTTTTTGGTGCTTATAACGACGTTTAAACGTTTCGGCAGTGGTTTACCAATTGATTCATAGGTTTTTCTTCCCATGACTACAACACTGTTTTCTGTGAGTTTTTTGAAATGTTTTAGATCAGAAGGCAACTTCCAAGGTAGTTGATTGTTGTTTCCGATTGTGTTGTTTTTTGATCGAGCTGCAATGATTGTTACAGTACACATGACATCTGCCTGTCTCCTACTTTATAGTAGCATTAGCAGATATATAAATAAAACGATATATCAGCCGAAAGTCATATCAACGTCGAAAGCTAGTTTTACTTTGGGAATACGAAGATGATTGACCATGTTGTGCTTCTTTACTTCTTCGGCATCCAAGAACCAATCAGCATGACCTTTCTCATGCACAAGCTTTGAGAAATAAGCTTCTGGTTTTCCGCAGTTGTCTGACATGATCTTGAAAATCAATTTATTCAGGCGTTCAACTTCTTTTGCTTCCGCTTTAATTTCTTCACACTTACCAAAAGCAAAGGTTGCAACGTCGTGAATCATAACAGTTGCTGTTGGAGCCATATAACGATGACCTTCTGCACCACATGTGAGAAGTACAGCACCACACGACATAGCTTTGCCTAGACAAATAGTTGCAACAGGCACAGACGATGCCCGAATCACATCGATCATCTTAAGAAGCGAATATACTTCGCCACCGTATGAGTCTATTACAATAGGAATTATGGTTTGCCCCGTGTTTTGAGCGTTAACCATCGCTTCAACAAACTCTTTGGCCGACTCTTCATTAAACTTGTTTACGTAGATAATGTTAGGGGATTTATACTTCACCGTAACTTCTCCAGAGTCAGTAATCTCTGGCTTCGAAAGCAGTGGATTTTTTACTTGTAATTCGAACATATGTTTGCTCCTTTTTACTACATCACAATAGCATAACACAAATCTATGATAAAGCTATATCTATAAACAATGAAAACTGTTAAGCTTTTTCAAATTCTTTTCGAAGCAGATGATGCAGGTATGAATCTAGACATTGGTAAAGATGTTGCTGATGCCGTCACGCAAGCAATAGAACCTGTTACCAAAGATGTTGAACAGATGAAAAAAGATATCAACGTGATTCAAAAAACAACTGGGAAACGTAAAGAGGAACCAACAAACGCACGTTCAACCACAGGAGCTTCCCAATCAGTTTCTGCTACAACCGTTCCTAAAGGACCGGGAACAGTTTCAACAACAGGAACCAGTAAAACTTCTACTCAAGATGATGGTCTTAAAAAAGATGTTGATGTTATCAAAAAACAAGTTGGTGACTTAACAGCGATGGCCAAAAACGTTTAAACAAAAACAGAACCTAAATAGCCACAGGCAACTTAATCGACGGGTGATGCTCGTAACTATCCAGTGTCACTTTATCAAAATCAAATCCATCAATATCCATAACAGACTTATCTAACACCAACTTAGGCATTGGATATGGTGTTCTATGCAACTGTTGTTTCAACGCTTCAACGTGGTTTGAATAAATGTGCAAGTCGCCAAAGGTCATAATTAACTCTCCAACCTCTAGCCCACACACTTGAGCAATCATATGTGTTAGAAGAGCATATGAAGCAACATTAAAGGGGTTCCCAAGTCCAAGATCATTTGATCTCATATATAACTGACAACTGAGCTTACCATTTACCACATAGAATTGGAACATCATATGACATGGAGGAAGAGCCATCTTTGGTAATATCGGAACGTTCCATGCAGACACAATAATTCTACGTGAGTCTGGATTTGTTTTTATCTGCTGAATCACTTCCTTGATTTGGTCTACGATTCTTTTGCGTCTATAAACCATACCCATAGGCGGTTCTATTTTTTCTATTTCAGTATATTTGCCAATAGCCAATCGTTTACCTGACAATATCTCGGATATCCTTCTGGCATCTAGACTATATTTCTCTGCACATTCTTTTTGCGAGATAAACAACTCTTTTTTATACGTAAAAGGCATGGTCGCTTTGGCTAATTCTCTGTTGTAAGAAGTATCCAAAAAGATCGTGGTAAATGGACTATATTGTTTTGAACCATAATAGTCTTTGTCCAAACAAAAATCAGATGGATTGTGAATCCAAGCGTAGTAAAATGGTACTTGTGTTATAGTTTTACAGAACTCAGCAAAACAATGCCATTGTTCAGAAACAGTGACACCATTTCCTCCATATAAAGGATAAGATGGGTGATTTTTGTCATAACAACGAACTATCATATTTGCCCAAAGATTGTATAGTTTACCATCCGTTTTAACTGTAGCCTCACCAAGATACCCCACTCCCGCTACGCTTCGATCTAGATAATTCCGAATTTGACCATTTAGTAAATTTGGTCGAGAAACAACAGTGATAAACCCATCAGACTGGAATTGTACCTTGTACCTTGTGTTTTTTTCTCCTTTTTTTGATACTTTTTCCAAAACCATGACCATTTGCCCGCTCTTGGTAGAGTGTAACGTCCCAATTAGTGGATCATTTATATCTGATGAAGGTAATTGTAACGGAATAGCTTTAACTGGCCAAGGAGTCAAATCTGGCGACTTTACGGGTACAAGAACAATATCATTACTGATTGTTTCCCATCGTCGCCAGGAAAAACCATAAACAGGACCAAGGTTTCCATCTTTATCTGCCCATTCATCCCAGATAGAAATACCGTTTTCTTTTAGCCACTTGATATTAGTGTTCCCTTGGAGGAACCATAGGAGTTCTCCTACAACAGACTTCCAGTGGACTCGTTTCGAGGTTAGGATAGGGAATCCTAGAGAAAGATCATAACGAGCTTGCCTACCGAAAACCGAGATGGTTCCTGTGCCTGTGCGGTCAGTTTTTTCTACACCATTGGTGAGAACGTCATTGATTAGATCGAAATAGGTTTGGTCAACGTGATGATATGTCATACAGGTACCATATCAAACAAACGAAACTATATCAACCATTTAGTATCGATTTATAAAGCTTTTGGAGGAATATGATGTTCTCATACAATGGTTTTGAATTAAGAGACAGAGATTTCTCTTTATAAACCAACCCAGCTTTTCTTAGTTTGTCTAGAGTTACAATCCCATTATCAAAATAAGCATGATTCACAGCTTTACGTATAGTTGCATGCTTATCCTTCGTTTCTTCCGTATCCTCGATCCATGTGTTCCATCTTTGATCTTCATGATGACCTGCATAGCAATCATCATCAGTCTCTGGGGTTGAGCCATCCAGATCTAATGGTTTTTTGATTACTTCTGGTCTGGAAGTGAGGTAGTTTGCCCAAATGTTTGCAGCTTGTGGAGAGACGAGATCTCGGTCGGCAATGAGACCTATTCCCGATTCTCCAAGTTTTGCCAACAAGCAATCGTACAGCATCGGCCCGTAACCTTTTACGGCTTCGGACATGCTTATAACCCATGCATTATGACAGGTATATTGATCAAATTTTCTATTTTTTTTACAATCGGCTGATCCCCATGGGAACAATAATTTTTCAGATTGTGGTTCTTCGTAACGTTTAATACCCGCTCTCGACGCTTGATCGGTCTTCCATTTGTAGCTTACCGGAAGCTCATAATATTTAATTCGTTCATCGCTGCGTTGATAAACTTGGTACCCATTTGTCAGAAAACAAAAATATACTTCGAGGTGCTGCCCCGACGCATCCTTAAACGCTATCCCAACTTTATATTCATCGGGCACATGTTTGTTAAACTCTATCAAATCGTCTACTGTTTTTGCTGGCATGTTATTAACCTTTTTCTCCGCTTGTCCACGAGATACCCATCGCAGGAGGATCTTTCAATGTGTCCCGTTCTTTGCTACGATAGTAGCCACCTTTGTTTAAGTTTTTGTTAATACGTTTCGTTAGAGTTTTATGGTAGCTTGGGTTGTTATCATCTTTGGCATGAATGAAAGTGTCGGAACCAATCCGACGATTTCTTCCAATGTATTTGTATCCCATTTTCTTAAGAAGTTTGGGATTAAATGCAGCTTCCAAAACAAGAAGATAAACAAGGTGTTTTAATTCGCTCAGATCCATAACAATATATATTCGTTTCAAAGGTTGATTAATTGAATCGATTGAATCTCGCCATGCATCACGACATATTCTTTTCGTGTTGCTACGTTGCCATTAACAACCAACCCAACAACTTCAACATAAACATGGTTTGTTGTGTCGGCAACATAAACAGCTTTAACCAATCCTTTAAGTTTGTTGGTTGACATAACAGTTTCATCAAATCGTTGCGTACCTTTCAACTTATGTTGAGCACATATGTCGGGGTTCAGTGATAAAACAATAAAACTTCCCAGAGGTACCTGTAAAAGTTGCTGCTGAATCGTTTTGTCTTTTGGTTGAGAGTTATTTCGTTTGAAAAAGTTGAACATGGCTTGAGAGAAATATATATCGTTATGTATTGCTTCTCCTCTATTGGTTATCTTCCACTAGCACTAAAAATGCTTAATAATCCAAAGCTTCGTGCGAAAGGTTTTATGGGATGGCAACAAGCTCCCAATGATCATTATGGGATGCTTTTTATTCACGATCATGAACATCCACAATCTTATTGGATGCATACCGTTCCTTTTGATCTAGATTGCCTTGGTTTTGACAAGAACAACAACCTTGTGGAGATCATGCATCTAGATGCCCTCTCAAAGACCTCCAGAGGTTTTTCTGTGCCCGTAAAGTACGTGGTTGAAGTAAGAGGTGGTTGGTGTAAAGACAAGGGTTTAAAAGGCGGAGAAAAACTAGTTATAAGGAAGTTATGAAATTATATCAGATATTATATTCTTTGGACGAAGGTGCAAGAACTGTAATAGAGTCACTAGAAAAAAACGTAGCTGCCAAGGTAATTTTAGATGACACGGTTGTTTTATTTTCGACCACTCGAATGCTAAGAATTTTCTTGAAAGGGATGAAATCATCTTTATATCAAGCGAATTTTGAATACTGGAGGGATAGGATGATCGGCAATGTTGCAAATTCTGCGATTGTTGCGTCCGTTTCTTTCGAACCAACCGCTTCTGATTTATACTCAGTGGGAACTGCTGCGGGTGTTTCCCGTTTTGGACCTTTGGCATACCAATTAGTCATGCAAAAGATAAAACCAACTAATAGCTGGTTAAAAAGCGATGCTTCTGTTTCTTCAGAGGCTCATAACGTTTGGAACAAAATGTATCAGCTTCCGGATTTGTATGAGCGTAAATGGCTTGGAGATTTCAAAAACATGTATGTCAGGAATGCTTTACGTACCCATGCTATAAAGAACTATGATCCTTCCGTACATGGCACAACTGAAGCTGAAGTTGCTGTATTCTTAGGCGGCACCGGGCAAAATCCACAAGACGTGTTCAAATCTCATGGAAATTTGTATGCATACCGCCTTAAAAACGATATCCCAGACTATAAACTGCTTTTCGAAAAAGGCGATATGTTCTTTATAGATTTGGACAAATATGGTACATCCCAAATGGAGTTTAAGGATATCTTCGAGAGGGCTGCTAGCAGATTTTTTGGACGACTTTACAAGTAGAATTAACCATGAAATTATATCCGCTCATTTACACCAACGAAGCTGCACGAACAACAGAAGAAGCAACGGCCAAAGGCGTTGCAGCTTTTCTAACTGAAGAGAATACCATTGTTTTATTTGTCATAAAAAGAGTTATTGATATCACAAAACGTTTCGTGGAGAAATACCTAGTAAACGTGCGAAAAGCTTATCACAATGAAATGCTAGGAACAGAGTTGGCCAAAAGATCGATTGTTGCCGAAATCACAACTGTTTCTGTCGGCGCTAGCACTTCCGATTTAAACAAAGTTGATAGCAGCGCAGGAGTTAGCAGGTTCGGTCCACTGGCATATCAACTTGCTATGGCAAACATTCACCCAAACTGGTTAATAAGCGACGTAAGCTTGACAGAAGGCGGTGGCAGCGCCGATGTTTGGAACAAGATGTACGAGCTATCCACCAAAGGTGTTTATGAAAGAAAATGGCTGGGGGGATATAATCGAAACTCTGCTTATTCACCATTAGTCAGAAGAATGCACACGACTAAAAAAGGTAGAGAATTGTTTTCCGGCTATACACCAATATATGGTACTTCAGAGGAAGGAATTCAAGCGTTTTTAGAAGATCACGGAAGAGAAAACGAATATTCTCCTTACGAGTTTGGTTTCTTTTATGCATACCGATTAACCAATCCACAGTCTATTCAAACAACCGGGCTATTCAACGCTGGTGATAATGTTGTGATGGAAATGAAGAAACTTGGAATAGATGATCCGAATGAAGTTTTGTCTTCGGCTGGATTCGAATTTTTTGAAAGAAGATATAGGAGTTGACCATGAAGTTGAACGAAATACTGTTCGAAGGTGCCAAAACCCCCGAGCAAGCTGTTCAGGTTGGTTTGGGTTTGTATATTTCGAAAACGAGTGAAGAGTTGATCTTTATATTGTTTAGCCCGAAACGTTGCAATGAAGTGATTACATCTTATCAACAAAGACACAAAGGAACTTTAGGTAAAACAGAAAAAGAAAGCACAAAACAATCAGAGCTTTCAGATCCTTCAAACTTCCCACCGCATGTCATTGGTACTAGTACAAGTAGACGAGTTAATTCAACAATTCCGCCTTGGAAAACAAAAGAAGAACATGAGGAATATCTTCGTCAGCAAGCTTTGCAAGAAGCCGTCGATCCTAAACATGCAATGCTAAATTGGCTGGCAATTCAACTTGGTAATCGGGCAGTTATCGGTTCTGTAACAGCTACATGGAAAAATACCGAGGAGAGAGATGATCTTTGGAAAGTTGACACTTCTTCGGCGGTTCAAAAATACGGACCTTTGATATATGAAATGGTAATGGGTTCGATATACCCAGAATATTTACGCTCTGATTACTCACTTACACCAGCCTCACGCAAAGTTTGGAATGTAATGATTACTCGTGAAGACGTACAACGTAGCTGGGTCGGTGAGTGGGGACCGGCTGAACTAGTAACCAGTTGGGCTGTGTCTGATATGTCTAGACAATTAAATCTACTGGACATCTTAACCAAAATAGAAGAAGAAGAACCAATGACCGAGAAAGCGTTCAATTCTAACTTCGTTAGAATACTAGATGCCAACAACATGCAAAAGCTTGGTCCATTTTATGCATATCGCCGCAAATCGAACGTCCCAGCGAAACTTATTGAAGCTGGTAACTCAGCGATTCAAGACTTAGCTGATAGCTTTAAAGTCAGCGAAAATGATATCAAAACAGTATTAGAAAATGCTTCCGGCATACAGTTCGAACGTTTATACAACAAAAACAGGAGAACAACATGAAATTATATCCATTGCTGTTTCTAAACGAAGCTCAAGTTTTTGCTTCCGAGGCTTATAAACAAGGTTATGTTTTGGTTGAAACAAATTTTGATTCAAAAATCACTTTGGTTTTGATCAACAAAAATCAAATCAAGGATGCTGCTGGAAACTTGAGACAAACTGGAGACGGAATTGTGCAAGGATATCTCTCATTCATGCTTCTAGAAGAAGGAGATGTTGCAGAGGTTCGTGCGGCGAGTGCTATCCAAGGTTGGGGTCCGTTGCTTTACCAAGCCGCAATGAAAAAAATCTCACCAAATTGGCTGGCTAGCGATACCAATCTGTCTGAAGATGCAAACGAAGTTTGGAACAAAATGTACCAGTTAACAAACTTGTATATTCGCAAATATATCGGCAATATGAGCAGTGATAGATACGAATGTTGTGCTAGTGTGCTTAATTCAATTCCTAGCGATGATGAATTGTTAACGGAACAAGATTTCCTGAATTTCTTACAAACTCAAAATATACCACCAGAGAATGCTGGTTGTTTCTGGGCTTACAAAAAGAAAAATCATGAACCGCAAATCAGTATCATGCTTAAAGAAGGAAACACAATACTAAAAACTGTTGGGACCGATCAAATCTTCGAATGGGTTAACTCAGCAAATTTGCCGTAAGGTTATCAAGTATTTTCGATATCTTTATCTAACTTAGGTGAGCCTGTCTTTACAGGTTCTTCTGGATCTTCTAAACCTTTCCACAACCCCGGCATAGCTGGACCTTTGAAATCTGGTTTGTGCATCGCTCCAAAGCTTTCTTGAATATCGTGTTCGTATTCTAAAGTAACATCAAGCCTTGGAAAGCTTTCATCTGCAATTTCTGCTTTGGTTGCTGGACGAACATCGTCAAGATTGCATATCATCCATTGCCCATCTGGACCATGGCAAAGAACGCCGTTATTACGGAAAGCCAACATAAGCTTTCTTTTCTCTTCTGGGGGTATGTCGAGTTTTTCTATTTCGAAATCTTTTGGTTCATAGTCGTTATATGCTACGTGAGGCATTTCTTGAAGAGCCAAAGCTTTTGGATCATGCAAAGCCGGAGAGCCGGTGGTGACTTTTCCTTTACGACGTTTCTTTACCTTTTGACCCGGTTTCATTCCAAGAGGAAGTTGCATACCGCCACTGATTTGACCAGAAGGAGCCAAAGAAGCTCCTCCTGCACTTATAGCCATCGCTTCTTCTAGCTCTTCTTCTTCAAACAAAAAATCTTTTAGTTTGTTTCTCATACTCCATAACTACTTATCGATGCATTAAAAGGTGATATTATGAGAGACAAAAGTTATCGTCGGTTCTTGTTCAAAGAAGCAACACAAGCTTCTGGAGAAAATATCTTTGCAAACGCTGAAGTTATGACACCCGCAGAGTTCGTTCAAAACTACGGGAAAGAAGAAGAATCACAAGAAATGACAAACGAACAAAAGCTTGTCAGCCTTTATGAGATTCTTTTCGAAGCAAAGAAAGGTTATCAAAAACGTTTTGCGAAACCGCCACAAACAGTTCTGACTCCCGGTGGAGATATCAAAGGTGTCGAAGTAGATCCAGAAAGACTAAGCGGTGTTCTTGCAGCTCGTGCTGGTAAAGGAAAACTTCCGCAAGATATTCCATACATTCACCCTGGTACTGCTTCATCAACCTTGGTGCCGCCATCATCTTTAACAAAAAAGAAAACCGAAGAACAACCAGCATCTCCGGATGAAATTGTTGTTGTAGACGAACATAACAAACCCATCGATTTGCGGATTCTTGCTCGTAGTCTAACAGACTACAGCAATCCAAAATTCGAACTTCTAAAACAAAACGAAAAAATGAAGAAGAGTTCAACTGGAGAATACGAAGCCTTTTATAACATTGGGATACCAGCTATCATGGGTATGGTCTTTGATGAAAAAGACAATAAATTCAAGATCATCAACACCTGTCCATCGGCAGGATCATGTATGCATGTATGTTATGCTACCAAGGGTGGCTATGTCCAATACCAAGCTGTTTCAGAAAAACAAAACCTTACATTAAACCTTCTTTATAATCACCCAGATCAATATGTTGATAAGGCTGTTGATGAAATCGTTGAGGTTGTAAAAAAACATGCTGGCCCATCGAAAGATCTACCAAAAGGCATCAAAACAGTTATTCGCTGGCACGACTCTGGGGATTTTTTCTCTGAAGATTATCTTCGACTAACACTACACATCATCGAACGTGTAAGATCTTCACTCCCATCTTTTTACCATGATTTTGTTCAATTTTACGCTTATACAAAACGTGCCAAAATGGTGGAGCCATTTCAAGGCAAAGGTCTACTTCTCCGCAAATCTATTGGAGCAAAACCGGAGGAAGAACGTGAGATTCACCCAGACAAAGATCTGTTCTCTCAAATCGTTCCCAAGTCTGTAAAAGATGACATGATGAAACAAGGTGTAATCGAAAAAACTGAAGACAAATGGATTGTCAATCCCGGCAAGGACGACGTTTTAAAGAAAGCCATCAAAGCTAGCTCGGAAGTAAAATTCAAAAACTCCTACCCGATGCTTACAATGGCCGAATACGAAGATATCGAAGATACACTCAAAGGAACCGACAAAAAAGTCAACGTCGTCATTCTTCCCGGCGAAAATGATCGTCCAGCTAAAGATCCAAACGTTGCCGGTGTTTATCTAATGTTCCATTGACCGGTCACTACGATGAAACAAAAGCTAAAAACAATCATTAAACGTATCATCGCTGAAGAACTTCAAAATGAAGGCAAAGGATATCTTAGAGGCGCTGCACTTGCTGGTTTGCTGGCTCTAGGCGCAGGCAAAATGGCTGGTGGCGCAAAACCTGACTCAACAACTCAAACACAACAAATTGATACCGTAAATTCTCTTGCAGAATTCGCTGTGAATAATCTTGGTAATGACATCGATGGAATGAGTCAAGAAGAAATGCTTGTTGGCAACAAGCTTGAAGATATCAAAAATTTTCAGGGAAATGACGAAAGTTTATTTGAGGAGCTCAGAGTTTTAGCCGTTAGACTTCAACGAGCTCATATCGATTCTGCAAACGCAGATGAATATCTAGAAAGATATTTTAAACTAAAAACAAGAAGATAATCACCCTTCACAAGCCTTACACTCTGTACTTTCTCGCTTATATTCTCTACTTCCACTATCACCTCTAATAACCGAACTTGTACGTAGATAATACAACGAGTTCAATCCTTCTTCGTATGCCATCATGTGAACTTGATGAATATATCTTGGATCAGCATTTTCTGGAAAGAAAAGATTCAAGCTTTGACCTTGATCGATCCAACGTTGACGCTGACTTGCCAATTTGATCAAACTAAATTGATTCAACTCTCTTGCCGTCAAAAATACTTCCTTCTCTTCCACTGTCAAGAAGTCTAGATGTTGAACTGAACCATTCTCACGTTCAATGCTCTTCCATACCTCGTCTGTGTTCTTGTTCTTTTTTTCTAGAAGAGCAACAAGAGTTCTATTCTGTTGAATAATGGTTCCCTTTGCACTCTTTTGAACGAACACGTTAGCTGCCCAAGGTTCAATACTTGGAGAAACGTTTCCAGAGATAAGTGAATTAGAAACCGTTGGTGCTAGCGCAATAAGGTGGGTATTGCGTCTTCCAGAACCAAGACACCACTCTGGTTCACCATATTCTTTTGCGAGCTCTGTAGAGGCTTTTAAAGCCTTTCTTTGAAGGCCAGAAAACATTTGAGCGTTAATTCGAAACGCATCGAATGAATCTACTGGGATCATGTGTTCTTGAAGATATGTGTGAAACCCCATAGCTCCAAGACCGACAGCTCTGCCCTTCTGTGCTGAACGTACCGCACGTTCAAATCCAGAAATCTTCGAAGCTTTGTCAATAAACTCGGTAAGAATACCATCGAGGAACCATGTAGCTAGTTCAACGGCATCTGTATCTTTCCATTCATCCCAACGAGCAAAGTTCATCGAAGAAAGACAACAAACAAACGAATGATCATCGTCTGTGTGAAGAAAAATCTCAGTGCAAATATTTGAACCTTTTATGTCTAAATTGCGTTCTTTATAACAATCTGGACGATTTCGTGCAACGTTATCTGAAAAGAAAAGATAGGGCTCACCTGTTTCCATACGAGCTTTTAGAATCTCTCCCCATTTTTCTCTTGCCTCTTTATCTCCAGCTTTTGCTCTTGCAATAAAATCATCGGTAATACAAATACCGTGATGAACATTTAAACATTGACGATTCTGATCACCCTCTGGTCTACGCATACGAATAAACTGCCAAAAGTCACCATGATCCACAGGAAGATATGCGGCAGAAGCTCCTCTGCGAACACCACCTTGAGAGACACCAATGGTGGTAGAGTCTTGAATCTTTATAAAGGGAACAACACCTTCCGATTTACCGTTGCCACGAATAGTAGCTCCTTGTGGACGTACACCATTCCAGTGAACACCTACACCACCACCATTCTTGGTCATAGCAGCGAGCTCATGCATCGAACTCATAATACCGTCAATAGAATCCGGTACCGCAAGAGAGAAACATGAAATAGGTAGACCTCTTGTTGTGCCTGCGTTGGCTGCAACGGGAGAAGCAAGACCTAACCAGTTTTTCCACATAAGATCGAAGAATTTCTCAGCAAGTTCCATTTTGCCTAGATTGCGAGCAGAAGAATTGGAAACACGTTGCCACATTTGACGGGGAGTTTCTCCTTCTAGAAGATACGTTCCACGAAGCATTCGATAGCTTTCTTCCGTAAGCCATTCTGGTGCATTGCTTTCTGCTTTTAGCCGTTGCAGTTCTTCTGCTGTTGACATGATCATTTTCCTTCTTCCCAAATATTCGAAAAATCAACGTGACCCTTACTGTAGCTTGTAACTTTTTGCGCAAAAAAATCGGTGTGTTCAACCCCTGCGGTCATTAGATCAAACCATGCCATACGTTTTATCGCATCTTGATCAATGTTCTTCCAGTTCCTCTTAAGCCCAAGCTCACCCAGCTTTGTGTTGGCTCGATAACGAACGAACTGTTTAATGTCCTTGGAATCGATACCTTCTATTTTACAACCCTGAAAAACTTTGTCAATAAAATCATCTTCAAGTTCTATGGTAACTCTTGCAGCTTCGTATACACTCTTCTTTACTTCATCTGTCCACACTTCTGGGTATTCTTTGATGAATTCACGAAACAACCAACAACCCGCTTCGCTGTGCAACGATTCATCTCTAACAGACCATGAGATAATTTGCCCGACGCCCTTAAGTTTGTTCCATCTGGAGAAATTGAACAGAATAGCGAAAGACGAGAACAAAGAAACTCCTTCTGTAAAACCAGAAAAGATAGCAAGAGAGCGGGCGATATCATGTTTATCATCACCTTTCACATCTAACAAACGATCGATTTTTGCTTTAGCTGTTGGTTCTTGAAGAAACGCATCATATTCAGTTAAACCAAGTGAATCGTTGAGATAAGCATAACCGATTGTATGAACAGTTTCCATGTTTCCAAAGGCTGTTCCCATCATAACAATTTCTGGATGAGGGAACCACTTTGCAATCTTTGTTGTCCAATAATCATTTACAACTAGTTCCGTTTGAATGAAACCTTTCAGCACTCCGCCAACGACCTGTTTTTCATCTGGTGTTAGATGTTCCGCCCAATCCTGAATATCCGAAGCCATTTGAACTTCTGATGGAAGCCAATGGGCTTGCTGTTGTTTAAGCCAATAGTCGTGAGCTTTATCATACAAAAACGGTTTATAAGTTATACGTCCATCTAACAACATGTTGTAATCCTATCTTTCAGTGGTTACCTGCATTCAGCTTTGTTAGCTGAAATTTTTCCTTGCTCTTTTTGATAGCGTCCTTGAAACGGCTTACAGTATCATCCTGTATACGTTCCCTTTCAGTTTCCATCTCAAACTGTAGACCTTCAACTTCATCGCTACTAAGTACACGAAGTTTGCTTCTTGCTGTATCAACATGAACCTTGTACTGCAATCCATCGATGCCAAATCGGTTCTTGGCTATGAACAATGTACCAAGTCCAGTAGCCTTTTGTGTGCTCAGACGTTGAAGACCGATAACAAAATCTGCCTCTGCTGCTTGACCATACGATTCAGCTAGGTTTGTAAGATCTACAATATCGCTCTTTGCACCGTCCTTGTTTGATTGCAAAGCTGTCCAAACAGGACAATCAAGCTCCTTGGCCATCTTACGAATCTCTTGGATGACATATTGCATCTCAAGACGTGGAAGATCATAGCGTTCAGTTGATCGAATAATCCCAGCATAATCAATCAAAACAAGATCTGGTTTAACTCCTTTGTAACTCATCTTATCGATGTGTGCTTTGATGGTGTTGCAAGTAATAGATCGTGCTGGATATTCTTTAATGATCAGTCTACCCAGATGCTCTTTGTTAGCTTCAAAATAGTTTTTAATCAGATCCTTGGCATCGATGCAATCGCTACTGTTGATTTCTGTCAGGTGCGAGTCATAACGAATACCAACGTAGCGTTCATTGAGTTCCATTGTGTAGTGATAAACATTCTTACCTTTGAGCAAAGCTTGAGCTCCAAAGTGTGTGAGAAGGTGAGATTTACCTACGCCGGATGGGGCACAAACAATACCAATTTCTCCTGCTCCAAGTCCACCAGCCATTACCTTTTTTTCATCCAACTCAGCAATACCGGTAGCGATCGGGTGACGGAACGTTACTGAGTAACGTGCATCGATATCATTGTTGTAATCATGACCGGGAGAAGATGCCATGCCAGCAGCAATTGCTGTTTTCATGATATCTACAACGGTTTCATACTTGTCGGTCAGAATGATATCAACTGATTCAGACAAAGCTTTCTTAAGCAATTGTTGCCGACAGAAGGTAAATGCTTTTTCTTTTACCCAAGGCAGATCATTCATTTCCTCGCTACGAATAACCTTTTGAAGAAAACCGTGACATTGCTCACGTAGAACAAGATCGGAATTGCTGCTTAGTTCATCTTTGATAATGGTGATAAGAAGTTCCATTGTGGGAAACTCTTTGTATGCTTGATAGTAGTTGATGAACTTATTGGCAATAAGTTTGAGATAAACAGGCTCAAGACATTCATCGACAGAAAATACTTCGATGAACTGAGTTGCCCAATTGCGATCTGTAAGAAGTGCTTGAAGAACTTTTTCTTGAAAGCTTTTGCCAAGATTACCAAAACCTGATGTACCATTTGTTTTTGCTGAAGACATATTCTTGTTGCTCCGTTTGGGATGAAAGATAGCCTAGAACTAGTATAGTTGCTTAAAAAGCGAAACTAAAGTCGGACACCACGTTTGGGAAGTAGAGTTAACTATCACCCAACTTGAAGGTTGCCCAACATTACCTAATCAATGTTTTTGCCACAGAAAACGTAAAATCTAAATCATTTGTAAGCGGAATGTCGGCACCAGTAAACGTTTTTATATAACCCAACTTATCAGCAACAGGTTGAAAATTTTCAACCTTATAATCAATCTTGCTAATCTGGGATGCTGCCAAGCAAGATGTATCCAAATACATCAATCTCCAATTCCTGTCAACCATGCTGGCATGACCAACAATGTCACCAAAACATTTTGGAGGTTTTTTACTGTTTTTCAGTTCGTTGTTTGCAGTTTCTAGAAGCCAAGTTTGATCTAGATCCACATCAGTCCTTGAAAAATCTTTAAACCGGCTTGCAAGCGTTTTAAACCCAATGCCGGGTACACCCTCGATGTTATCGCTTACATCACCAATAACAGATCGAGCCAGTGTTATGTTTCGTGCAGATATCCCAAAATTCTTTAACACATATTCAGAATCAATCAAGATTTTTCTTGCTGGATCGAAAATCCTTACCGTCGAATCTTCCAAAAGCTGATAAAAATCTTTATCGCTGGATACCACAATCTTTGTGCTAGCTTCGGTTTGAAGCTTACGCTTTACAAGATATGCGATGATATCATCTGCTTCTGTATCTTGCACATAAAGTTGACATATTGGCAAAAACCCCAAAGCTTTGCTTAACAACTGCAATTGATAAGCTTTGTTTTTCATATTGCTGTTCGGGTTATATTTGCCATCGTTTCGATACACTTCTTGCAAGCCTTTGTTTGCCGCACGATTAGCTTTATAATCCGCATAAATGTGTTTGCGCCTTGGTGATGCACCACCCTGCTCCCAAACAACAAACACACGATCCGGATGTAGCTGCGAAACAAGCTTGCCAAGCCCACGAATAAATCCAACAACCCCACCAACTAAATCTCCCCCAGCCGTTACAGCCTCATTAACCATAAAACTTCGAGTGAAATAGTTTAAACCATCGATCACTAATATAGGCTTCGAAATCATACAAGCTCCATGTTATGGCATAAGTCCGAACATACCGATAACGCAAGATATCCCACTTTGCCAGAAGTGTGCAAAATCTTAGTATACAACATGATATAGTTTCCTTCATGTGTCGTATACAAAGCAAACTCGTTCAAATGAACACCGATAGGATCGTTGTAATTAAATTCTATCCATTCAACGTGCGAAAATGCTTCCTCCTGATCTTCATGTTTAAGTGTAGCTAAGAATTTTGGGGTTTTTATCAGCTCCGTTGCTGCTAGTCCAGTAAGCGTTGGTTGTGAAGATACGCATAAAAACAAAGGAGTTCTGATCTGATCCATACCATCTGCCATCGCACCTCGCCAACCTTCTATATTAAGGTGTGCCACTCTACCAAGATATCTTGGTCTTGAGTCGGCTTCTAAACTTAAGCCTTTTATAAAAGTGCCGGGTTTCAAATTAAAAAGATCTTTGGCAAACATATCAAGCTCCTGTTGAACCAAATCCACCAGCCCCCCTATTCGATTCTTTAATCGTGTTTACCTCACTAAACACAACCCTGTTATGTGGGCCGTTAGCTACAATCAACTGAACAACCAGTTGCGCAATTCGATCCCCTTGTTTAAGGATATACGGCTCTTTGCCAAGATTGGCTAGAACAACACCAATCTCTCCTCTATAGTTCCTGTCAACTGTTCCGGTAACAGGAAACACAAGCTTTCTGGAGAGCCCCGACCGTGATCTAACATCCAGATAATATTCGAATTCCTCTTCCTTGTCGGATCTTCCGGTACCCCACATATCCGTACCCGCCAACTGCAATCCTGTACGTACAACACTTACAGTTCCCGGTTCTAGTGTTTGATCTTCTACTGCATAAATGTCAAAACCTGCATCACCTTCTTGGTGCGCAGATTTGGGTAGTTGTGCGTTTGGGTGTGTTTTAACAAAATCGATGTGAACTTGTCGCATATGGTAACTCCTACCCACAAGATAGCAATCGAAAACCTCGAAATCAAACAAAAGAAAAAAGGCCCGATACGAAGGTATCGGGCCTTTCTGTTGTCAAGGCTAGCCTCTAGCTAGCGGGCTCTCAACGCTTGCGGGTGCGAGCCTTGACGGGAGCAGCGGGAGCCGCAGGAGCC